CGATCCCCTTGATCAGAACATGGCGCAGATCGCGCCGCTGCATCAGGTCGATCCCCGGCTCATCGCGGCGGCCGAGGAAAAGATCAAGGGAGTGCAGCAGAAGGTCCATGACGGTCTGTTCGCGGATCTTTTCAAGATGTTGATCATGGATGACCGCAGGCAAATCACGGCGACGGAGATCGAGGCGCGGGAGCGCGAAAAGCTGATCCTCCTCGGCCCCGTGGTCGACCGTCTTGACCGTGAATTCCTGAGCCCGCTCATCAAGAGGACTTTCAGCCTGATGCGGCAGTACGACTTTCTGCCGCCCGCGCCGCCGTCCATCGAAGGCGCGGAGCTGCGCGTCGAGTTTGTGTCCATCATGGCGCAGGCGCAGAAGCTCGTCAGCACGTCGCCGCTGGATCAGACCATGGCGTTTGTGGCCGGGCTCGCCCAGGCCGGCGCCCCTGATGTGCTGGACAACATCGACACCGATACCGCCGTCCGCATGTATGCCGACAAGCTGGGCGCTCCCGCCTCCCTGCTGCGCAGTGAGGAAGAGGTCGAGGCCATCCGCAAGCAGCGGGCCGAAGCCCAGCAAGCGGCGGCGCAGGAGCAGATGACGGCCCAGGGAGTGTCCAACATGGAGGGCATGGCCAACGCGGCCAAGAGTCTGGGCGCAACGCCCGTGGGTGCCGACGGCCAGACGGCAATGGATGCGCTGCTCGGCGGTCTCGGAGGAATGTGATGCACGCGAAGTACAAGGAACAGCAACGGATTAACGCCATACAGATGCTGGCCAACGACGAGAACGGCCGCTCTTTTCTGCGGTGGATGCTCCACACATGCGACCTGCTGTGCTCGACCGGAGTTCCCATGGATCTGGGACGCGCCGGTTTTCGCGAGGGGCGTCGTGATGTCGGCGAGCGCATCCTGCGCCTGATTTTCGATGCAAACCTGCCGGCGGATCAGCTGGCTGACATAATTCGGGAGGAGATAGATGTCTGAAGAGACGCACGCCGCCAACGCGGCGGAGAACACGGAAGAACAGGGCACCACGCTTCTGACGGCCCCTGATGGCGACAAGACAGAAGAGGCCAAGCCCGCAGAAGAAAACAAGGCCGACGCCAAGCCAGCCGAGGAAAGCAAGCCTGCGGAGCCCGAAGCTTACGAGCTCAAGGCCCCCGACGGCTACCCCATGGGCGAGGCGGAGCTGAAGCAGCTCAACGTGATGTGCCGTGCTGCCAAGCTCTCCAAGGAACAGGGCGAAGCCGTGCTGAAGTACATGCACGGCAACTATACCGCCTACCAGGAAAGCCAGGCCGCCCAGCTCAAGAAGTGGGTTGAGGAGGCCAAGGCAGACAAGGAATTCGGCGGGGACAATTTCGATGCGAATGTGGCGGACGCGAAACGCGGGCTCGCCACGTTTGATACGGATGGAAGCATTCGCGCGATGCTTGAGGAAACCGGGTACGGCAGCAACCCTGCCGTGCTCAAAATTTTCGCCCGCGTCGGCAAGGCGCTGGGCGAGGATCGGCTAGTGGGATCGGGCGGCAAAAACCAAAACGAAAAGCCGCTCGAGGATCGTTTGTGGCCTGACATGAAGTAAGGAGGAAATCGTCATGTCGTACAAAAAGGGCCTTGTGGCCACCCTCGCCGAGCTGGAGGATTTTTACAAAGGCCAGCCGGCGGGCGAAGTGATTGAGTTGATGAATCAGACCAACGACGTGCTGAGTGACGTCCAGTGGATGGAGAGCAACCAGAGCGACGGGCATCTGACCCGCATCCGCACCGGTCTGCCTGCCGTCTATTGGCGCCGTCTCTACAAAGGCACGCCGCCCAGCAAAAGCCAGTGGTCGCAGGTTAAGGAAGTCTGCGGCATGCTGGAAGCTCTTCAGGAGCTGGACGTTGCCGAGGTGGAGCTCTACGGGGACAAGGCCCGCGCCTTCCGCCTGAGCGAATCCAAGGCGTTTGCCGAAGCCATGCGTCAGAAGGTCGCGACGACCCTCTTCTATGGCGACAACGCCACCACGCCCGACGAGTTCAACGGCTTCGCCCTGCGTTATCCGACCCTGAGTTCGCCGAACGTGATCACCGCCAGCGGCAGCACGGCGAATAAGGAAACGTCCATGTACCTTGTCGCCTGGGGCGCGGACACCGTCCACGGACTCTATCCCAAGGGCAGCACCGGCGGCCTCCAGAACGAGGACCTCGGCAAGTACATGACCACGGATGCCGGCGGCAACAAGTTTCAGGTGGTCGGCGACAAGTACAACTGGCGCTGCGGCCTGGCCGTTCGCGACTGGCGCGCCGTCGTCCGCATCTGCAACATCGACTCGACAAAACTGGCTGTCCGCAAGGGCGGCAGCGGCTTCGTCGATTTGCAGAGCCTGACCATCCAGGCAAAGAACATGATGCCCGCCAACATGCGCAACCGCGCCATCTGGTACTGCAACCAGGACGTTTTGACCGCCCTGGAATTGCAGGCCATCGACTATGGCACCGTGCATCTGACCTATGGCGAGATGTTCGACAGCAAGGCCGTTCCGTTCCTGCACGGGCGTCCCATCCGTCAGTGCGACGCCATCGTCTCCACCGAAGCCGTGGTGTCCTAAGGAGGTAAGCAACCATGATTCTCGATGACAACCTGATCTTCTTTGAATCGGCGAGCCTCGGCAGCGCGGTCACTTCGGCTGCCGTGCCGCTGAACAGCCTGAAAAAACCCGGTCGTGAAGAGCCGATCTGCGTCTTCGCCATGTGCAACCAGACGGCGGCCACCGGCACGAGCATCACGCTCAAGCTCCAAGAAGCGGACAGCGAATCCGGCGACTATTCCGACGTCCCCGGATCCAGCGAGACGATCCTGACCGCCGCCCTTGTCAAGGGCGCGAGGATTTATCTCCGCTGGCTGCCCGGCGCCGTGAAGAAGAACTGGCTCAAGGTCGACGTGACCCTGACCGGCTCGACCTTCACCGCCGGCAAGATCACCGCCGCCATCGTGCGCGAGGACAGCCTGCCGTACGAGGCGGGCCTTTACATCGATAAGGGCCGCGTGGTCGGCTAGTCGCAAGCAAAACGGGCGGGGTCGGCGACGGCTCCGCCCTTCAAGGAGAACACCATGGCAGTAAGCGATTGGAGCACGAATCCCGTGGAGAACACGTCCCTCGGCGGGTACAACCTTTCCGGCCCGTACGGGCAGATGTTTGCGGAACTGATGGCGCAGATCAAGGCCGCGATGAACGGCGAAAACAGCGAGATCGGCGCGTGGACGAACGAGGAAAGGACGACCACCGTCAAGGCCGCCATCGAGGCCATAGAGGCCGAGATCGGCACCTGGACGGACGAGACGGAGACGACGACCGTCAAGGCGGCGATTGAAGCTCTCAGGCCGGAAGATGGGGCCGGTGATTAGCGGGGTGTGAGCGATGCAGGTCAGCAAGGTGCAGGTTTGGAATATGGCGCTCGGCTTTATCGGGACGCGGTGCGTCGCCTCCGAGGACGAGATCACGCCCGAAGCGCAGCAGTGCGCGCTGTATTGGGACGCGGCCCGGCGCCAGGCTTTGCGGGACTATCCCTGGAATTTCGCTCAACGGCGCGTGGCGCTCGCGGAAAGGGCTCTGCCGGACGAATGGGCCGGCGAGTACGAGTATGCCTACGCGCTGCCGATCAAGTGCCTCAAGGTTCATGACGTGCTGCGAAAGGACGCCGTGGCGCGGCCCCTGTGCCGCGTACCGTTCCGGCTCGCGCACGACACCGAAGGCATGACCATCCTGCTGACCATGGAAGAGGCCGCGTATGCGGACTACACGATAGACGTGGACGACGTGAGCCTGTGGGACGATCTGTTCGTCGGGCTCATGGCGCGGCGCCTGGCCTGTTTCATCGCCATCCCCCTGCTCAAAAATAACACGCAAAAGGTCCAGGAGCTGGAACAGCTCTACAGGGCGGCCATCCCTCCGGCGTATGAGGCGTCCGCCTCCGAGGCTGTGGCGAAACCTGTGGACGACACTTGGCTGCTTTCGCGCGGCTGGTAAGGAGTACGACAATGACACTGGAATCCAGCCTCAGCAAGGCAGTTTTCAACGGCAACGGCACGGCTACGGAGTTCGCCTTCACGTTCAAGGTGTGGGACGACGATCAGATTGCCGTGACGGTTTCCGATCCGGATGGCTATGCCGACGACGTGACGGCCGATGCGACCATAGTGCTTGATGCCGATTCGGGCGGAACTGTGACCTATTTGCGTGACGGCGATCCCCTGCCCTCCGGCTACAAGCTCGCCATTACGCGCAACATGCCTTTTTTGCAGCGCGTCGACCTTGTCTCTGCCACGCGTTTCGATCCGCAGGTGATGGAGGATGCTCTCGACACGGCCACGGCAGAACGCCAGGAGCTGAAAGAGCAGCTGGCCCGCGCCGTCATCCTGCCGCCCACGAGTGACACCACGCCCGAGCAGGTGATGGAGTCAATCTACCAGAGCCGCGACGCGGCGGCTGAGAGCGCGACGGCGGCAAGCGGTTCGGCGACTCTTGCCCAGGCATGGGCGCAAAGCTCCAACCCTCCGGACTCTGAAGACAGTACCAGCAAGAGCGCCAAGACGTGGGCCGGAATCGCGAAGGACTGGGCGCAAAGCAGCACGGCCCCTGATCCTGACGACACTGATTCCAAGAGCGCGAAGTCTTGGGCGGGTGAAGCGGCGACTTCCGCCACCGCCGCGTCCGGCTCTGCAAGCGCCGCATCGGGTAGCGCAACCCAGGCTGCTGCGTGGGCAGAGAGCGACACTCCTCCCGACCCGAACGACCCCACGAGCAAGAGCGCAAAGAAGTGGGCGGAAGTGGCGAGCGACAACGTGCCCATAGCCACGACAAGCTATGTGGGCAAAGTGAAGCCGGACGGGACGACTGTTGAGATTGATGAAGACGGTACTCTTTCCGTGCCCGCCGCGACGCCTATGGCAAGAGGCATCGCCCGCCTTGCCACGCAGGCCGAAGTGCAGGCCGGGGCGGCTTCTGCAAGCCCGTTGCCTGCTGTGATCGATGTGAATGATATCGATAAAATACCCGCTGCTCTTGGCGGGGCCATGATGTATAACGTCCGCGAAGTCCTTACCACATCCGGCACTTGGACTGCTCCCGTAACGGGATGGTATAAGGTGACGTGTATTGGCGGGGGCGGCGGTGGCGGGGCTGGCGCTCCCGGTGGTGCAATTTCAAAAGCGGGCCAAGGCGGGGGGCAGGGTGGAACTACATCTTTTGGCTCAATTACAGCAACTGGCGGCTCCGGCGGCGGTGGCGGCGGCCACGGCTGTTCAAGCGGTGGCGGCGGTGGCGCTGGTGATGTCGTAATTGGTTATGTTTACAAAGCAGCAAGCAGTTCTGTTACTGTGACAATCGGTGCCGGTGGGTCCGGAGGTGCCCGTGGAACAGGCCAGGACGGAACGGATGGTTCTGGACCGAATGGTGGAAAAGGCGGAACAAATGGTGGTGGCAGTGGCACAGCAGGCGGAGGTGCCCCCGGTGCAGGAAATGGTGAGCAACACATCAACGATGTTGCCACATGGCATTTTGGAGGAACTGGTGCCTTGACAGGATATGCGTATGGTTGCGGCGGCGGCGGTGGCGGTGGCGGCGCTATAGAATGGGGATATTTTGATTGTGGAGGGCAAGCTTTCGGCAATGCAGAAAAAGGATACGGCTATCAATCTGGATTGACTTCTGATCAGTATGGTCTTGGGGGTGGCGGTGGTGCAGGCGCAGTCATCCTCGAATACTTCAACCCCGCTGTGACCGCATAAGGAGATTATATAATGTCTACATATATTTCACCCTCTGGCAATCCCGAAGTTTGGGCCAAGAAACCCAAGGGCTATTTCACCCCAGAAGAATGGCGGGCCGCGCATCCCGCGCCTGAACCGACGCCTCCGACGGCAGAAGAACTCGCAACACAGCGACGGCGGGAAATCCTTGCGGAACTTGACCACATCGACCGCGCATCGGCCCGTTCTCTACGGGCTATAACGACCGCGCAGACAATAGGGCAAACGCCTGACAGTGCCGATATTGAAGCCCTGACAGGATATGAAACAACTGCCATTGAATTGCGGCAGGAACTGGCGGCATTAAATGCCTAATATGTCACACAGACGCATTATGCGCCCAGGCCAGCTCGGTGCCGGGTACACAGGCGACGACGGCATTGGGATGTATCAGCCGCTGTCGTACATCATAGAAGACTGCATAATTGATTTCAGCGGCCTCTCTTTGGACGAACAGGACGAGGCCGTGGGGGTGACGTGGGGAGCAAGCGCGACGTTTCGGCGGTGCGTCATCAAGGGCGCGGGCAAGCTGATTCTCTGCGGAAGCGGTGACAAAGACAAGGTGAATATTGAAGCGCAAAAGCGCGTTATGTTTTATGACTGCGTATTTGAAGATTTTGGAAGGCGCGGGCCTGAAGTTCAAAACGGAATGCACGCAACGCTGCACAACTGCCTGATCAAGAACTGGGGAATGCCTGACAGATTTATGGTGAGAAATTTCGGCTCGTGGGCGCATCGTTACGGACGGATTGACGCGATTGGGTGTGTTTACTGGCAGGATTCGTTCTGGCGCCCCCTGCGTCAATTCTGCGCCGATTTGGCGGGCCATATCGGACAGGCATGGAACGACGAGGGGATATGCGGCTTGCTGCGGCTGTCAACGTGGATTCCCGGCGTATGCAAAGGCTTGTACGCGACTGACGGCGGCGAGGCGCATGCGTGGCAGTGCTGGAAGAATCGGTGGTGGATCATGCTACCGTGGCGACATACGACTGCGTCGATGGACAAAAAGGATGCGCTGTGCATGAAGCGGTATCTTGAAAATATGGCGGCGGAACTTGAAGCGGAACTGCCGCGAGAAGGAACCAACGCCGCATAGTGCGGCGAGAGTTCAATACATTCATCCTAAAAGGAGGATATTCCAATGGGTGAAATGCAGTTACCCACAATCGTCGAGCAGGGCGGTTTCGGTGGGGCCGGTGCCGGGATGGGCGCTGGATTTATCGGCGGTCTCGTTTTGGGGTCGCTGTGGGGCGGCAACGGCTGGGGAGGCTGGGGCGGCAATCGCGGAGCCGGACAGGCTGCCGCTGACGCTACGCTCGCCAACTCCATCCAGAACGTCGGAAATCAGGTGCAGGGCGCGGCCATCTCGCAGCTTCAGTCTGCCAATCAGCTTGGCTTGCAGGTCGCCAATTCCGTCAACGCCAACACCGTCGCGCAGCTTCAGGGCAACGCCGCGCTTGGGCAGCAGATGTGCTGTGCTACGGGCAGGCTGTCCCAGGAAATCGACAACACCGGCGATCAGACTGTGGGCGCAATCAATGCCGCCAACATTCAGTCCATGCAGAATACGCAGCAGCTGTCCAATGGCATGTCCAATCTGGGGCAGGCCATCACCTCGCAGGGCTACGAGTCCCGCTTGCAGGCGCAGTCACTGGCCGCGCAGCTCCAGTCTCAGCACGCCGCCCTGTCTGCCCAGATCAGCGACGAGAACTGCAAGGATCGCGAATTGATGCGCGAAATCGCCGCGCAGGCCGTGCGTGACAAGCTGGCCGAATGCCAGAACGAGAACGCGGCTCTCAAGGCTCAGATCAACCTCTCCGGTCAGCTCCAGGCGCAGACCTTGTACTTGATCGATCAGTTGAAAACCACGACGACCGCCGCCGCCGGCGCGTAATCACAAAATCGGGAGGCTCTTCAACGGGCCTCCCGTTCAAAGGAAGCTGCCATGCTGCTGATATATCCTCCGTCATATACGCATGAAGAAACAAACGACGCCGCAAAAAAAGAAGTCGTAGAAGACACGGCCGTTGTCGTGTGGGAAAAGAAAGACTCTGCCGTCAAGACTAAGGATTGGGCTTACATGGAGATGAGCGGCAAGGTCCTGAGAAATCCGCCGGACACATGGAAAGTGTACCCCGACAACGAGGACGGGAAGAAAGCCATTATTGACATGGAATACCACGAGCTCCAAAACGCCATCGCAATCAACGCGCCGAAAGAGGACGTGATGCGCGAGCTAGTGCATCTCGGCTCTGCGACTCTCGCCATGTGGAGGGTGCTCAATGCTGCTGAATAACGCCACATATCTCAATACGCCCCTGCTGCCGAACCCGCTGGCGAATCCCATTGCAGGGATTCAGCAGCCGCACGCGAGCCTGGAGCTGAATCAGATCGAGGGTTTTGCGCCGGTCAAGGAATTCACCGACGAGAGCAATACTCCATGGAGGTTGGTCAAGGAAGCGTCGAACAGCACGGTCGACGTGCCGGACCCGAAGAGCTTGCAGATCGTCGATTATTGGAATCACGCCTTCCCTGGCCTCAAGTCAAAGCTCTACTGCTATGTGGTGGAAGGGATAAAGCAACCGCGCGTCGAAACGGAACAGGCTACGCGCATCCTGTATCAATGGTTCAGCCCCGTATTCATCCCGAATTTCACTCCTCAGATGATCAGCGAGCGCGAGTGGCTGAAAGCGAACGTCTACGCCGCGCCGGTGTGTGACGCTCGCATGAGTAAGCTTAACGCTCTGTGCAAGATTCAGAATGCGGCAAAGGCGGACGCACCTGTCGAAGAGACGAAACTCCTGCATGTGGAGGGCTTGAGCGATGGATCAGCTGCTCAAGGAACTACGGCGCAGAATTGAGGCCGAGCGCAGGCCTTCGACGGAACTGTATGCGTCCATCAGACAATTAGGCTTGCAGATGTTCCTGACGAACACCATGGGGCGGGAAACGGTGCTGATGTTCTGCTCCTGCATGCTCAAGCTGTACGAGAATCTTGCCGCACAACAGAAGGAAGGTGCTGAGTAATGGCGCGCATAGCCTGGAACAACTTCACTGGGGGGGAAGTCAGCACGACATTGAAGGCCCGCTGGAATCTGGAGCGGTTCGGCAACTTCAGCCAGGCCATGGCCAACATGCTGCCTGGCCTCCATGGAGACGCCGCCCGCCGGCCCGGCACGAAGTACGTCGCAACGCTGCCCGGGTATTCAGTACTGATTCCTTTCAGTTTCAATGCCGAGCCGAAGAACAATTTCGTTCTGATCCTCTCCGACAAGGCGCTGCGCGTCTCCAACGGCAATGACAACCTCTCCGAGCCCATAGTTACGCCTTATCTCGCGGCAGACCTGCTGGCAATTTCCTGGGCGCAGGTGGGTGATGTCGTGTATCTCGCGCATCCCAAATATGCCCTCCATAAGATCACCAGATCGGAAAGCGGCACGCCAGGCGTGTACGCCTGGGGAATAGAATCGGTGACGCTCAACCAGAGCATCGCCGCACCGGCGCAACCGACGGTCACGTTCACCAGCGGCACGGGCTATACGCTGCGCTATAAGGTCGTGGCAGTGGATGAGCAAGGGCGGCACAGCCTGCCGTCGCCTGCGGGCGAAGTGAACGGCAAGCATCCGTCCGATTGGACAAGCGGCAACCATGCCGACATCTCGTGGACGGCTGTCACCGGGGCCGTGGAATATAATATTTACCGCGAAGAGGCAGGCTATTACGGTTTCATCGGCATCAGCACCGGCACGTCCTTCATTGACGAGAACTACGAAGCAGACACGAGCGACACGCCGCGCGAGGACTGGGATCCGTTTGCTGACGGCAACAACCCTGGCGTGGTTGCGTTCCATCAGCAGAGGATGGTGCTGGCGGGATGCAAGAAAGATCCGTCCTATTTCTACATGAGCAGGTCTGGCGACTTTGAAAATTTCCGCAAGAGCCGTCCCTTGCAGGATGACGACCCGATTGAATACATGATTGCCTCTGGGGCCATCAACTCCGTGACGTGGGCGGCCAGCTTTGGCGATCTGCTCCTGGGTACGACGGGCGCGGAATACAAGGCCACCGGCGACAACGGCGTCATCACGGCCAAAGTGTCGTATGTGACGGCGCAGAGCTACTGGGGCAGCGCCGCCCTGACGCCGCTCATCATCGGCAACTCCGTCCTGCACATGCAGCGCCATGGCAGCAGGGTGCGCGATCTCTACTACTCGCTGGAGAAGGACGGCTACGCCGGCAACGACCTTTCCATCCTGGCGCCGCATCTCTTCGAGGGGCACACCATCAAACAGTGGGCCTACCAGCAGACGCCGGGCAGCCACGTCTGGTGCGTGCGTGATGACGGTCTGCTGTTGGCTCTGACATACATGAAGGAACAGCAGATCGAGGGCTGGACGCGTCATCCCACGGACGGGGCTGTGCAGAGCGTGGCCACCATTGCCGGAGAGAACGGCGACGTTCTGGAGCTGGTGGTCAAGCGCACGGTGAACGGCAGCGACGTGTATTTTCTGGAGTGCATGGCTGATCCCTTCGATCAGGACGACGATATCGCAGACGCCTATTTCGTGGACTGCGGCAAAACGCAGACATCCGTCGCGGCGACAGACACCATGACGGGCTTGGGACATCTTGAGGGCCGCGAGGTTGCCGTTCTGGCGGACGGCTCTCCCGTTGAGGGCTGCGTCGTGGAGAACGGCGAGATCACGATCCCGTATCCGGCTTATACGATTCACGCGGGGCTGCCGTACACGTCCGTGCTGTCGCCCCTGCCCATGGAGACGCAGCTGCAAAACGGCGTGACGCTCGGGAAACAGCGGGGCTATGGGAAATGCGTCGTGCGACTCTTCCGCAGCGTAGGCGGGCGATATGGCGCCGACATGGATCATCTGTATGACTTCCCGTTCCTGCCTGCCTCGTGGGGCGAGCCCGTGCCTCCGTTCACCGGCGATCTGGAATGCACGCCGCACGGAGGGCAGGCGACGGACACGAGCATCTGGCTCGTGCAGGAGCGGCCCCTGCCCTGGCACGTTATCGCCATCATGGCCGACGTGAACTTCGGGGAGGTGTAGGCATGGCCGTACGTTTTGTCGTGGAAACCTTCGCCGCCGTGCAGAAAGAGGCGGAACCTCTGTGCTCCGCGCACTGGGATGAGACCGAGGCCGCAATGTATGGCGACCGCGCGGGCGTTCCGCTCTCCGTACCCATGTTTGAAAGTATGGAGGCGGCGGGGATCCTACACATCGTCACTGCGCGGGACGACGAGGGCAGGCTCGCCGGTTACGCCGCATTCTGCCTGTCTGAAAACATGGCGATGCCGGGCAGGGTGCAGGCGTCGAACCTGGGGCTGTATCTCGCCCCTGGTATGCGCAGGGATCCTTTCTTGGCGCTCAAGCTTTTGCGTTGGGCCGAGGCAAGCCTCAAAGAGCGTGGCGTGTACTGCGTCGCCTATATCTCCCCCGTATCACGCCCCTGCGACGCGCTTTACCGCCGCCTGGGGGCGAAAATGACCGAAACCACTTGGCATAAGGAGCTATAGCATGGCCGCAATATCAGGAACCACCGCCGCAGTAATCACCGCCGTCTCAATGGCAGCGTCCCTTGCGGGGACCGTCATGAGTTCCATGGCGCAGCAGCAGGCGCAGCAGAGGCAGCAGCAGCTGGCGAAACAGCAGGCAGCCCAGCAGGAGGCGGTCAACCGTTATCAGCAGCAGATAGCCGAGCGCAACCGCGACCTCGCTGCAGAGCAGGCGCGCGCTGCCCGGAAAGAGGGCTATGATGCCGCCACGCGGAAACGGCAGGAGGTTGCCGCAATCATCGGCGCACAGCGTGCCCGGCAGGGCGCCAGCGGCATCGGCGTGGACACTGGCAGTGCCCTCGACCTCAATTTGGACACAGCGGAGAAGGGCGAGATCGACGCCCTGGCCCTCCAGCAGCAGGGGCTGGACAAGGCGCGCAACCT